CCTTTTAGAGAATTATCAGGTGGCATAGATTACACAGATAATTCTTTTGACTTTGAAACTCCAATTGGAAAAAACAACGTAAAGTTTAGACTTCTTACAGGTAAGGAAGAGAAACTAATAGAGAAAGATTTAGAACAATCAAGAAAGGTAGGATATAATTCAGATATATCTACAAGACTTCGTTACACGATTACAGAGGTAGATGGTGATAATAAGGCAGAAACCATATCATCATTTTCACAAAATATGTTAGCCCGTGACTCTGTAGCATTGAGAAACTACATACAAAGTATTTCTCCTGATATTGATTTGACATCAGAAATAGAAATAGGGGGTGAAGCAGTTAGCGTGTCAATTCCGCTTACTGTTGGGTTTTTTTGGCCTAACTCCTAAAGATAAATTAGAAATACATCAATCTATTTTCTATTTAATCTATGGGATGCCTGGTTTTACATTTAACGATGTATACACCATGCCTATTCATCTAAAAAACTTTTATCTTAGAGAGTTTATGAAGTTTAAAAAGATAGAGAAAGAGAAAATGGATAATGCTAAACCAAAACAACAACCAACAATACCTCGTAGATTTTCCCCTAAATAACTCTTTTCTTTATATTTATTAATATATTAGGAGAATTACATCATGTCATATATGAGTAACAAGGCAATATTGAAAGAGGGTGTTTTAGACTACATAGTAAAAAAGTTTTTTTTACCTAAAGCGCTTGAAAAAGATAAAGAGTTTCAAAAGCTATCAAAGAAAGCTGATAAGGCTCTATCTGATTTTGAAAAGGCAGTTAATGCTAGATTAAAGAAAAGTAATCCTAAAGCAAAACCAATTAAGATAAAAAGTATTTAAATAAATGTCCGTTCAAGATCCTAAAAAAATAGAAGAAGCACAGAAACTAGCAAATCAAGCTATAAAAGAGGGTAACTCTTTAACTCGTGCTTATGGACAATTACTAAAAAGTAATTTAAAAGAAGTTGGTTTCATATCAGCTGCTTCTAAAAACACCGCTGATATTATAACAAGACAAATCCAAGACCAAAAACAAAATTTATCCACATCTGAAAAACTTAAAAATGTTGCAAGACAAATAGAAGAAACTGAAGGTGAAATAGCTAGACATAAAAAAAATGGTCATAGTTCAATAAAAGAAGAACTGCAAGATAATCTAAAAGGGTTAAGGGGTGAGAAAGAAAGTTTAAGTGCCCAATCAAAAAAATCAGAGTTGATGGGTAAGTTGGTAGGAAAGGCTAAAGCCTTTGCAAAAGCAATTAGTGTCGCTGCTATTTTTACTGCTTTGGTATCAATAGCTCAAAAGTTTGCTGGACAGATAGACAATATAGGAAAACAATTTGGTAGTCTAAATGTTTTAGGTGATGATTTTACGAATGAATTACTAACCTCACAAGAAGCAGTAATAGGAATAGGTGCAAGTTTAGAAGATGTTATAGCAACCACAAATGAATTATCATCGGAGTTTGGTTTATCGATAGATGAAGCTGCTAATTTATCTGCTCAAGTAATTGATACTGCTAGGGCAGTAGGTTTATCAAACGAAGAAGCTGCTAAGTTAAGTGGTATACTACAAACAACTTCTGGTTTAAGTGGAGCTCAAGCAGAAAGATTAACAGAAGGTGCTTTTCAATTAGCCGGTATGAACAGAGTCAATCCGTCTGCTGTGTTAAAAGATATGGCTAGTTCTTCAGAAGCATTTGCTATGTTTTCTGAAGATGGTGGGGACAACCTTGCTAAAGCAGCCGTTCAAGCTAGAGCTTTAGGATTATCCTTAGATACTACTTCTAAGATAGCAGAGGGTTTATTGGATTTTGAAAACTCTATAAATAAAGAGGTAGAAGCATCAGTATTAATAGGAAAACAACTTAATTTTCAAAAGGCTAGGGAACTGGCACTATCTAACGATATAGAAGGAGCAGTAACCAGTCTTGTTGGTCAGTTGGGTAGTGAAGCCGAGTTTAACAAATTAAATGTAATACAAAGAAAAGCTCTTGCTGATTCTATTGGTGTTAGCGTAGCTGATATGGCAAAGATGGTTGCCAATCAAGATAAGTCAAATATCTTAGCTGGAGAAACGGCAAAATCATTTGCTGATATAATCGGCAAAGATGCTATGTCCGAACTAACTGCTACGATGAACGAATTAAAAATATTTGGTGTTGCTATTGCTAATACACTTGGTCCTCCTTTGATGTTAATTGCTAAGGCTCTTAATTTTGCTTTGGTGCCTTTAGGAAATGTAGTAAGTAGTATATCACAAGGTATCAGAGGGGTGGATGATTTCAAATCAGGTCCTGGTGGTATAACAACTATGATGGGACCTGCTGGTGTATTTAGTTTAAACCCAAGAGATTCCGTGTTGGCAACAACCAATCCAATATCTGTAAATGATTTTCAATCTGGACCAGCTGGTTCAATGAATGTTGGTGGTGGGAATATGAATATTAATGTTTCAACTGGAGGTATTAGTGGAAGGGATATTCCATTACTTGCAGAGGTAGAATTTGATGGAAGTGGACCGGAGTCTCTTTCAGCTAGAGGTTAATTATGGCATTAGAAAATTTAAAATCAGCATACAATAATTTAAGTATAAATAATGCTAAAAAAATAGTTAGTAGTGCTATAAGGGAATCTAATATTGAAGCTCAAATAAAACTCACAGAAGACCTTATACTTGAGAGAAGTATACCAGATTTAAATTCTACGGTAGAGGATATTTTTAATCCTGTTTTATCAAATATAGAATATTCTGCTAGAGCTAGTGTTGGATTACCGTTTAAAAATCTTGGAGACAATCCTATACCTGCTGTAGAAAAGGCAGTTGATGAAGTCCTTAATAGGATACCAAACATACCTGAATCTAATAATCCAATAGGTAATTTTATTGTTGCTGAAGCCAATAGACAATTAAATTCATTAAAAGTAAATGCTGCTAGAGAACTAAGTGAGGCAGTTCAAGTACCTGTTATCGGAAGACCAACACCTTTTATAGACTTATCAAGAGGACCTGGTGAAACTAATTACATTGACTATGTTTCTTCACAACCGGTTACACCAGTTGAAGTTGATGACCAAATAGCTCCAAATAAAAAAGGTGATTTTTATGTAAAGATAAAGGATTTAAGAAATAATAACTTACTTTACTTTAGAGGATTCGTAACCGGTATAACAGAAAATGTTAGTCCATCTTTTAGTCCCACAAATTACATTGGTAGGAGTGAACCTGTTTACATGTATGAAAGAGCTGATAGGGATATAAGTTTTAATTTAAAGATTCATCCTGCTAATTTTACAGAACAGAAATTGATGTACGATAAGCTAAAAAAATTAACAAGCTTAGCTTATCCCGAATATATTGAAGATAGATCTAAGAATGGTCAAACTAGAATGAAACCACCATTTACGGAACTTTATATGGCTCACATTGGAACTAGAAAAGAAGGTCAATTTGGATTTATTAAATCAATATCATATACCGTGCCTGGTGAAAGTGATTGGGATGCTTTAAGAGTATTGCCAAGGCTATTTGATATAAACATATCTTATCAGATATTAAGTAAAAAACCACCACAGATGAATAGTAAATTTTACGGAGTATAATTATGGCTAGATACGATAATGTAACAAAGATTCAAAATAAAAGATTTACTTCCATAGGAACATCATATCTTCCAAAACACGAAGATAAAAACTCGGATATTCTTCTTATCGCTACACAAGGTGATAGGTGTGATTTGATAGCACAAGAATACTACGGAACAACTGAACTATGGTGGTATGTTGCTTCGGTAAATAATTTATCATCCAATAACATTGAGGCTGGAACTCAGTTGAGGGTGCCGGTTTCAACAGAACAAGCAAAATTAAAATAACATGGATTTAAGTAAAAAGATTTTTGGTTCTAATATAGATCCTGAAATACAAGAATATTTTAAAAATTTACAGAAAGGTACATTTGATATACAACCAGGTGATCCTTTAAGTGATACATCTTTTGATTCTAACACACAAACATATCTTGGGGATAGAACTCCATATGCTAGAATGTGGACTGCTGTAAATGTTTCTGAAGTAGAAAGGGATATAAAAGATGAATATAAAACTAAACAATCTAAAAATTCGGTTTATATAGTTAATGATAATAGTTTTAATTCTTATGAGTCGAGTGAATTAGATTCCGTTTCCGAACTAGGTAATAATCCTTTACTGAAACCTGCTGCTGGTGTAACAGAAGTAACTTCAAGAGCAGAAGGTTCTTTGGGTGCTTTACGGAGAACGGTTGTCAAGTTTGTAGTTCATAATAAAGAGGATTTTGATAAAACCTTTTTACCATTTTTTTTAAAACCAGGTTCACATGTATTTGTTGATTTCGGTTGGTCTGATAAAGCATTTAGTTTATATGATCCAAATGATTTTATAAGTAATACAGATTTGGAAATGACTAATTTTGTTGATAAAATCTACAACGATGATGATAAAATCAAAAGTGGCTTTACAACTACTGTTAGTGGTCAGGTAATTAAGTATGATGTTAATATAAATCAAAATCAATCATTTGAATGTACATTAGAATTTGTATCAGCTAATTATCAGTTACTAGATAAAGAGATAAGTGAAGATAATAATCTAAAATTTATCTTTACAAATGTTCTTGAAAACATAGTAATGTTAAAATATTTAAGTGGGAACGCTACATCCGGATCAATTGAAGAGACAATAATTAGAGAACAACTAAGTCAATCATCTTTATGGAAACAAATACCAAGGGAAGAGAGGGCTGAAAATATAAAAAACTTTTTTGATTCAAATACAACCGCACCTAGTATAGACCAACCATTAATAGATAATTACTCAAAGAAAGTTGGTGTATTTTACCAAAACTTTACTAGAAATAAACAATCTAGTATAAATCAAAAAGAATCTTTATATATTTCATTTGCTGTTTTTGAAGATGACTTTTTAAATAATTATGTAGCTACAACTGTAAAAAAAGATTCCAAAGGAAACACAATTTCCGAAACGGTAGATAAGACATCAGACATGCCTAAATTTAATAGTAGAAATGTATATGTTAGGTGGAGTGAAGACTTATTTGCTATGATGAAAACAGCACCTCGCCCATCCGATAAAGCATTAAGTTTTCTTTATCCAGATACTTGGGATAGTAAAGAAACATCAAACAGATACAAACCTACTATTATTGCTGAAAGGGGGAAAGAAAGAGAGTGGGAAGGTACAAAAGATGACAGATTAAAAAGAAGAATACCATTACGAGAATTATTTATTAGAACTGCTATTATAATAGAATCATTTGAAGCATCATCAAATATAAATGATGCCCTTGAAAGGTTGTTTGATAATATATTTGAAGATTCGGGTAATTTAATTAATATTCGAGTTATGAAAAACAACGATTTTGAATCTTCATTGACATTTCATGATGTAAACATTGAACCAATAGAGAAAAGACCTAATGAAACTTTTAAGTTTGATATAACAAGTGGAAATACAATTGTTCAAAATGTAGATTTAAAGTTTGAAACTCCAAAGGCTGGTTTATCTAGTATGATAGCTATTGGTGGGTTGTCAACCCCTAAACTATTTGATGATTTTCAATTAATGAGATTTAATATTTTAAATACCATACAATCTGATACTGAAAATAAAATTCAAATTCGACATTTGCCTATTTTTGGTGAAACTATACAAGAAACAAAAGACATTGATGTAAATATAGGAAAAATTTTATCGTCTACCCCAAATACTTTAGGGGACACATTTTCAGGAAGAAATAAACAATCACAAAAAATTGATGACTGGTACGAGTCATATAAGAAAAAACAAAATGAAAAAATAAAAGAATTAGATAAAGATAGACTAGACGATCCTAAAGATAAAAGAGATGTAAAGGAATTAGAAGATGATAAAAGAGAATTAATTACTGCAAATAGTGAAAGGGATGTTCATTTAATTAAAGCAAAAATCAACTCATTTATAAAAACAGATGCTAACTCTATATCACCTGTATTGCCAATTAGTTTAACTTTAGAGATATATGGTAATAATTTTTTAAACATAGGTGATTATTTTACAATAAACTTTTTACCAGAACATTTTAAAGAAAGGGTTTATTTTCAGATAGTCGGTGTTGACCATAATGTATCCACATCAAATTGGAAAACAACATATAATACGGTTATGCGACCATATTCAGATAAAAAATATTATCAGTTTGGTTCAAAAAAATCAGATGATTTATCCAATTATGTAAAGGTAGTTCCTAGTGGTATCTTACTTGAAGATATTTTAAATGGTTTAGAAAAACAAAGTGGATTATTTAATCCAGAACAAAAAAATATGGTTAGACGGTTTGAGATTTTACAGCAAACAGAATTATCTATAATCGAAAAAGTTTTTATGAAATCATATTTAGTTCATTACTTTCCTAAAGCACTTTCTAGGACATATAAAGAGTTTCCTCCAAAAGCCAATAGAGTTATCATAATGTCCGGAAATTATAAAAGTGTTAAATTTAAAGAAGAAGTTCTTGCTTGGTTAATTGCTATGAGTGATTTGATGCTAGGTGATGAAATCATAGATTGGAAAAAATGGAAAGAAACTGCTGAAAAAGATGGTTTAGCATTTTTACCTAAATTTTTTGCTGTAGGTGATAATAGCATGACATCAGTAGATGTATTTGAACAGGCTAATCCTGGACAAGTTTGGGTAGGATCTCAAATATATAAAGGTGGAGTGGGTGATATGTATGGGGATATTCAAAGTTCATTAAACACTATTTACAAAACCTTTGGTTTTTTTAATGAAATTGGATTAGATCCATTTCAAGAAGCGATTGATACTTTTTTAACAAATTACAATCAAACAATTTCAACACATATAGGTAAAGAATATTGGAAAGGAAGCGGATTTCATTTTTTACATAGAATAGACTGGCCTATAAATCCAAAAATAGATTATGATGAAAATCAACTAGAAAATCAATTTAAAATAATAAATTTTACTAACAATGATTGTATCAAATCATTTCCTGTTATTCAAATACCTAGTTTATATTTAAAGGGTGATGTTAAATCAATATCTAATAAAATATGGGAAAAATATCACACTATTTTACAATCTATACTTGAGATTACAAGTGAAATAGAGAAAGAAGTAGAGCTTGATTATGAATTAAATTATCGACCACCAACTGCAACTGGTACTGGACCTAGATAATAACACTTGACTTTCTACTAAATTATCCTTAACTTACCATATGGTAAAAATGGTTACTACTAAACCTAACTGGTCAAAATCACATCCCCTAAACAAGCTAGTTCTTATGTATGATGCTATAGAACATAAGTTAGTTTATGCTGACCATTACGAACATACAACAACAGAAATGGATTACCCAGCAGACGAAGGTATCTTAATTAATGATTGGAAGGTAGGACATGCTTATTCCTTTGCTGGTCGCCCTAAGTATTGTGCCGACATCCTAAACTATTGGATGCTAAACCAACCACTTGAACATATACAATGGGATAACTTTTACGACCAAGATGATTTTACATATTACTATCCGTTAGATAAGATGATAGAACAATTATGTGAAAAAGTTCCAAAGTATGATAGTCTGTTTAATGAAAAAACATTTATGAAGTTTCATAAAGATTTTGTAAATGCCTTCGGTGAGTTAGAAAAAAATGGTATTGGAGTAAATACAGACTTTACAAAGATATTCGGTGAGCATATGTTAAAGTATATTCACAATAAAAAGATATATCAGAACTATAACTTTTTTACAACCACATCAAGACCATCTAACTCCATACATCATCTTAACTTTGCTGCTCTTACACCTGATATGAGGAAAGCCTTTTCACCACTTAACGATGTATTTGTTGAGTTTGACTTTGCTTCTTATCACCCAAGGTTGATTGCTAAATTAATTGACTATGACTTCGGTGACTCATCGGTTTATGGTAGGTTAGCAGATGACCTTAATGTTACAGAGTCAGAAGCAAAGACAATAACATTTCAAAATCTATATGGTGGTGTAAGAAAAGATATTGCTAAGATGAGTGAGTTTTTCAGAGGTGTAGAAAATCTAGTAACCATACTTTATGACGAATATATGACACGGAATCATATCCTATCACATATTTATAAACGACCAATGAAGAGAGCTAATTTAGGTGACCTAAATGCTCAAAAGTTATTTAACTACTACATACAATCGTATGAAACAGAACGGAATGTTACTATTTTAAACAAATTACATTTATATTTATTAGAGAAGAAGACTAACATAGTTCATTACAACTATGATAGTTTTTTATTTGATTACGCCAAAGAGGATGGGAAGGAAACAATAAAACAAATCCAAAACATCTTACAAGAAGATGACTTTATTATTCATAGTAAAGTTGGCAATACATATGGGACATTGAAAAATTATGAGTTTTAACCTAGATAGTCTTTTTATAGAGTGGAGAAGAATTGTACCTACCGGTGTACCTAATCCAAAGAACGCTTACCATTTAACCTTACTAAAAGAGATATGCTTATCAAAGGGTATCAGTACTGAAATAGTAGATAGTGTAATGTTGGTAATGGAAAAGGAAGAAACATTCACAGCTAGAAACAAAAAAACTGGTAATGTAGCTGCCTTTGGTTCAGAGGAAAGTAGAGATAAAGCTATAGAAGATGGTGGATATGAGGAAGTGGAAAAGAAGGATGATGGTGATAAAGAGGAAAAAGAACCAACAAAAAAAATGTCAATAGATGCTAATCCGTTTGATACAGAAGATAAGAAAAAAGACGATATTGAAAGTAAAAAAAATAAAGAACAAAAATTAAAATCAAAAGAAAATTTATTATCAAAAGATCATGAAACTGTAGAAAATACTTTGAGGTATACTAAGACTCAAGCAAAAAAAGATAAAGAATCTGGTGGTCGTGCGGGAGTTGGTTTGGGAACTGATACATCAAGAGCTGGTGAAGCAGCTGTTCATACAGGTATCCGTATGTTACAAGATAGAAAATCAATAGATGAAATTCAAAATGAGTTAATGGATATTGCTAATGATAAAGATACTTTCTTAGACAAAAAATGGGTAAATGCTACTACATCAACTTTAAATTCTATTCAAGAAAAAATAGGTGTAGAAAACATTGGTGATGTTTCTTGGGATACACCTGAAGGTAGGGAAGCTATTGGTGTGGATACAAAACTAGAGACATCAGCTGATATGTTTGTTAGAACTAAAGATGGTAGGAATGTAGGGATATCACTAAAACAAGATGGAAGTGTATTTTTAAATAATGGTGGTTGGGCTAAACAATCTGGTTTACTATTAGATAAATTAAAAGAACAAATGCCTGATGAAGAACATGCTGAACTAGTAGAGGCTATGTCAATTGATAATTACAATGTAGATAGATCAAACCGATTTAAAGAAGTTTCTAGCAAATATTCAGCCGAAGAAATTTTAAAATTAACCAATAGTTTAAAACCAGATGAAATAAAAAAAGTAGGTTTAGGTGGTGGTAAACCAACAGCATATATGGATATTCTAAAAAATTCTCAAAATCTGCTAGAGAAAGCTAATAGTGGAACTTTATCTGGCGATGAAATGAAGTCTCTACATCGTCTTTTAAAATTAAAGGATAAAGAAGGTGAAAAATATATTAGAGAATCTGATGATTTTTTAACACAAAAGGCTTTTTCAGTTTTAAATAAATCAGACTCTGCTAAAAAGGGTATGAATAAGCATGTTTTAAAGTCAATGCATGTTTTAGATACTTTAGGGCTTAATGAAACATTAAAATTAGGTGGAGTTGATGATTTTGTAACAATGTATGGTATTCCACCCGATGGTGCTGTGTTAGATGAGAAAAATTTAACAGATTTATTTGGAACGGAGTTTGGTGAGGTCTTGCTTGAAAGAATAGATGAGGTACGAAATAAAAAGAAAGAGCCAAAAGATTTAGAAGAATTTATGGCTGATAAGATAGAAATAAACTATGACTCCGGTGAAATATTATTTAAACATGAAAACGAAATGAAATACCCCTTGTTTTATATGTCAGGTCGCTCAAGAGGTATTGGCTCAGCACCTGTTATGGAGTTAGGGCAAACATCTTTTATGGCATTAGCACTTAAAGTGGGTTCGTTTGATACAGATAAATGGACACCTGAACAATTAAATAAACTTTCAAAAGAATTAAAAAAAGAAAAAGACGAGCGTGACGCTAAAAGGATGGAAGAAGAATAATGAGAACACAACTATTATGTACATTTACAACTCAACACAATCTTGAGCAATCAATTCGTGATATAACGAAAAACTTTAAGATTGTATTTGATAAAATTTATGTATTACAAAACGAAGAAAAAACAAAAGAGTTAATTTGTACTTATAATGTAGATAGAGAAGAAAAAATAGATTTTAATGCAGTAAGTAATACCATCTCCTTACACAGAAAGAAAATTACAAATACACTATATACAATAAACGCCCTAAACGAGCTGATAAAGACCATAAACAATGGTGTGTTAGACACAAACTATCAGGTAGAATGGGATACCTATAAAAATATGATATTGATTTCCAATAAGGAAGGATTACAGAAAATACCTACAAGAATACTTAAAATAATAGAGTTATAAATGGCATCACCAATATATTTTTTCACCAGAAGTGGTTGTATCTGGTGTCAAAAGATGAAACCGTCCATTGATGAAATAAATAAAACATTAAATGACGAACAAAAGATAGAAATACTTTCTATTGACGACCAAAAATCAAAAACAATCTACGATAATATTATTCGTATGAATAAGCTACAGAATGTTGTTCCACTAATGTATAACTCAAACATAGGAACAACCCTTTTAGGTTATAAGGATATAAAGGACATTAAAAAGTTTCTTAAAGCAGAACCGATAGACTACAAGAAACCACTAACATCTTTACCTCACATTGACATAAAAAATAGTTCAATAAAAGACTTGGATAATTGGAAGAAAGATGTTATATTGTGGTATGAAACAAATAAAGCTAATCTTCCATCAAATGTCGTAGATAAGGAAAAGATGATTGACATGGTCTATAAACAATTTATGGCTTACAGAACAAAACCCTTGACAATTGAAGAAAGATTTAGTAAATTAGAGGAACAATCACAAGAATATGATGTGAGATATGAGAGAATGAATAAAGATTTAAAAAAACTAAAGCTAGAAATAAAGAGATTAAAAAATCGAAAATAAAGCTTGTTTTTTAATAAAAAAATTCGTATATTATACGAATAGGTTACAAGTAAATATTTTAAATGAATATTTATACTCGTAATACTAATAATAATAAATAAACATAACGGAGAAACATAATGGACTTAGATGCTATAAAAAGCCGTCTCAATCAGTTACAAAGCACTACTACAAATAGTTTTTGGAAACCTCAACCTGGAAAATCACAAATTAGGATAGTACCTTATTTACATAATAAGAGCAATCCTTTTAGTGAGCTTTTCTTTCACTACTCACTAGTACCAAATAAAACGGTGTTATCACCTTTATCATTTGGACGACCTGATCCAGTTCAACAATTTGCTGACAAACTTAAAGGTTCTGGCAATAAAGATGAATGGATTCAAGGTAAGAGAATCGAACCAAAGATGAGAACTTTTGTTCCTGTCATTGTTCGTGGTGAAGAGAGTGAAGGTGTTAAGTTTTGGGGTTTTGGTAAAACTGTATATCAAGAACTTCTTGGTATAATTGCTGATCCAGATTACGGTGATATATCCGATTCTACAACAGGTCGTGATATTGTTGTTGAAAGACAAACACCTGCTGAAGCTGGTAATCAGTATGGTAAGACAACTATTCGTGTCAAACCAAACCAAACAAATCTTTCTGATGATTCTACTACACTTCAGAAACTTTTGGAGACACAACCAAATTTGACAGAGTTATATAATGAACCAACTTATGATGAGTTAAAAGAACATTTATCAGGTTTCTTGAATCCACAAGATTCTTCAACAGAAACCACAAGTGAACCAGAAATGGTTGCTACAGAAAAATCTTCTAATGTAGAAGATGATTTCGATAAGTTATTTAATTCGTAATTAACCGCGTGGTCGAGGTGTGCTGGTTTCCTCCTTTTTCCGGCACACCTCATTTTTTTGGAGAAATAAATGTCAAATAGAGATGAATTAGCCGGTATCCTTGCCGGTGAACTAAACAAACAATTTAAATCACATCAAGTTGCTTACTTCTTAGATGGTGCTCAAGAAACACCAACCGATATTACAGATTGGGTTGGAACGGGTTCTACCTTATTAGATTTAGCAATATCAAACAGACCTAATGGTGGTTTAGCTGCTGGTAGGATTACTGAAATAAACGGACTAGAGGGAACTGGTAAATCACTTATCGGTGCTCACGCTCTTGCTTCTACACAGAAGAAAGGTGGTTTAGCTGTTTATATTGATACTGAATCTGCTGTTTCAAGTGAGTTCTTACGGTCAATAGGTGTAAATACAGAAACTATGATGTATATTCACTTAGAAACTGTTGAGGATATATTTGATGCGATTGAAACAATTGTAACAAAAATAAGGGAATCAGACAATGACCGATTGGTTACGATTCTCGTAGATAGTTTAGCTGCTGCTTCTACTAAGGTAGAGATGGATGCTGACTTTGATAAGGATGGTTGGGCTACAAGTAAAGCTATCGTCTTATCTAAAGCTATGAGAAAGATAACTCAATTAACTGCTCGTCAAAGGGTATGTTTGATTTTCACAAATCAATTAAGACAAAAGATGGGTGTAATGTTCGGTGATCCTTGGACAACAAGTGGTGGTAAGGCTCTTCCTTTCCATGCTTCTACTCGTATTCGTTTAAAGAATATGGGACAAATCAAAGATACCAAAAAGAATACTATTGGTATTAAGATAAGAGCTCAAGTAATCAAGAACAGATTAGGTCCACCTTTAAGAAGTGCAGAGTTTCCTTTATACTTTGACAAGGGTATTGATGACTTTGGTAGTTGGCTAACTATAATGAAAGACCATAAGTTAGTTAAACAAGCTGGTGCTTGGTATACTTATACCGACCAGAATGGTAAAGACCATAAGTTTCAATCAAAAGACTTTGGTGCTTTGATTTCCGATGAGGAAACACAAAAACACATATACGAATCTATCTGTGAAAAGTTAATATTAAAGTATGACTCTGCTCAACTTGGTATTGATGATGTAACAACAGAAGATGGGTTTGCGGATGAGTAAATCCGATAAGAATCTATTAACAAAAAGATTCTATGAGGTCAAAGAAGAGATTGATGTAAATCCAGAGACTAAGAGTTTAAACGACCATGTTTTATTGGTCGATGGTTTCAATACATTTATTCGTAGTTTCAGCGTCAATCCCTCTTTGAACGAGGATGGTGCTCATGTAGGTGGTTTAGTAGGGTTTTTAAAATCGATAAGATATACAATTAACAAGTTTAAACCAACTCGTTGTATTATTGTATTTGACGGCAAAAACTCTTCTAAACCACGACAAAAGATATATCCACAATACAAAGCTGGTCGTAAAGTTAGAAGCAGACTAAATCGTCTTGTAGATTGGGGTGGAGGTCCACACAATGAACGAGAGAGTATGGGAATGCAACTTAAACGACTAGTTGAGTATTTGGAGTGTTTACCTCTAACTATTGTGTCTATTGATAACTTAGAGGCGGATGACATAATGAGTTACATTCCTAGTGTTGTCCTTAAAGATAGTAAGTTTACCATAATGTCTTCTGATAAGGATTTCTATCAGTTAGTGGATGAAAGGGTAAAACTTTATTCTCCAACCAAGAAAATACTATATGATAGAGAATTAGTGAAAAAAGAGTTTGGAGTTTACCCACAAAATGTGTTAACTTGTAGGGTAATAGATGGAGATAAATCAGATGATATACCTGGCGTAAGGGGAATAGGTGTAAAGACTTTAGTTAAAGAATTTCCATTGTTAGTTGAAGATAGAACCTTTACAACTAAAGACCTTTTAGATATGGCTAAATCTAGGGATACGAGAATATCAAATATGATAAAAGATAATGAATTAATAATAAAGAGGAACTACCTATTAATGCAGTTATCAAATCCTGATATTAAAAATCAGACAAAACTAAAAATAGGAGATTCGGTCAGAGGTATGGCACCAGAATTAGTAAAATATCAGTTGCAAACTTTGTTTGTAAAGGATAAATTATGGGGACAAATACCTAACTTTGATAATTGGATAACAGAGTTCAATATCCTTGACCATTATTGGAAAAACAAAAAATGAGTAAAACAAAAAATATTTCAGAATTTGGATACAGCTTTCAGACAAAGTTTATTGTCTGTTTAATAACAGATAAGCTATTCTTAGAACAAATCGTTGATATACTAGATGAAAAGTATATTGATAACGATGGGTTTAAGTGGATTGTAAAACAGATAAGAGAATATTATCAAGAATATAAAACAACCATTACGATGGAGGTTTTTAAGATTAATGTAAAGGAAGTAGAATCTGAACTACTGCAAGTAAATATAAAAGACTCGCTCAAAGAAGTTTTTAAGAGTATGGAAGCAGAAGATTTAGAGTGGGTTAAAGATAAAGCATTAGAGTTTCACAAAACACAAGTGTTAAAAGATGCTGTCATTCAATCAGCACAGATATTAGAGGTGGATGGTAATACAGATGAGATAAAAGCACTTATTGACTCTGCTATGCAAGCTGGTGTGGAAAGAGATTTGGGACATGACTATTTACAAGATATAGAAGAAAGATACGAAGAATCTGCTCGTGTAACTTCACCAACGCCTTGGGATATAATGAATGAGTTGATGCAAGGTGGTTTAGGTGCTGGAGAACTTGGGGTTGTTGTGGCACCTGCTGGTATTGGTAAATCTTGGGTGTTAAGTGCTATGGGTGCTTACGCTTTATCACAAGGACTAAATGTAGTTCATTATACTTTGGAGTTAAATGAGGCTTATGTAGGATTAAGATATGATAGTATCTTTAGTGGTGTAGAAAGTCAAAACCTAAAGTATCATAAAGAAGAAGTGATGGAAAAGTTATTTAAGTTAGAAGGTGATTTAACCATTAAATATTACCCAACAAAATCTTGTACGGTAAATACACTTTCTGCTCATCTTAAAAAAGTGGTTACATTTGGTAAGAAAGTAGATATGGTATTGGTTGATTATGCTGATATTATGAGAGATGTAGGTAAGGCTACCGAAATGAGACACGCTCTTGGGAATATCTATGAGGATTTACGAGGTATGGCTGGTGAGTTACAAGTTCCAGTATGGACGGCATCACAAGCTAATAGAAGTGCTTTGGATGAGGATGTTATTGAGGCTAGTAAGGTTGCTGAAAGTTACTCAAAGGTAATGACAGCAGACTTTGTTATGTCGTTAAGTAGAAAGATAGAGGATAAGATAGGTAACACCGGTAGATTTCATGT